CTCCTCCAACTCATCCTTGCTGTAGGCGTTGCTCTGACCGAGGAAATGCGGGAAGAAGCCGTGGCGGCAGCCCCAGCCGCCCAGCCCCGCGCCGGTACCGTAGCCGGTGGCCTTGGCCAACGTCTGGTAGCCCGGCGTCTTGCCGGTCAGGCTGTACACCTTGCCCTGCCATTTGGCGTGGTCAGGCCGTGCGCCAGCGTGAGCGGTCACTTCCACTAGGTCGGTACCCATCTCATCCGCAAGCTGCTCCTGCATCCGCAGGGCAGTTTGATTGACACCGGTGCGCAGCGCTCTAGTCACTGCCACCTCCAGGGTATCGCTCCGTCCCGTTGAGTAGGCGACTGCCTGGATGCCCGCCTTGCACAG